AAACATATGAATACTAATTGGGAAGCACTTTACTTATTTTTAATTATGGTACTAGGACTTTTGTTATGTTCCTTTTTAGGAGGCCATTGTTATAGCGAGTCATTTACGAATAATAATAACAAAGAGGCTAGAAATAAAAATAATGGTCCTTACAATAGTCGTCCTAACGACAATTACGGTCCTAACAACAGGCACGATACTAATAATAATTTAAGTAAAAATAAATCCACCGGATACGATAACTACAACCACTATAGTGGTTCGTCCACCCAGCTAGCCAATGGCACTACGTTTACTGGGCCAAATGGCGGAACCGTAACCGTACAAACTGCTAGTGATGGTTCTCAATCACTTCAAGTTACCACCGCAAATGGTGGAACCCCCGTCACATTTACTAGCAGTCAATCAAGTACAAGCTCCACCGAAAGCATGACTACCTACTCAGGAAACAGTGGCACCGCAAATACTTTCTATGGTCCAAGTGGTCAAACCGCAACCGTTGTAACCACTAGCGATGGCCAGCAGGCCGTGCGTATTGATTCAAGTTCTGGGTCGACAACTTATACGCAATCTGGTACAAGCACTAACTCTTCTTTATATAATAATTCTTCCACGACCTTATACGGAAGCACGGGAACTACCGTATCCACCTCGGGGTATTCTACTGGTTATGGAAGTAACGCAACTTATTATGGTCCAAATGGCAGCACCGCAATGGTCAACGCGGATACGTTGATTGTAAAAGCTCCCTCCGGGACAACCACCGTTTACGCCGGCACTCCCGCAACAAATGGGGGTTCAGTAACCACTTATACCACGAATAATGGTGGAACCGCAACCGTAGTAACCAATAATGGAGAGGCCGCGATTCGAGTGACGGACTCGAGTGGAAACGTGGTGACGTATACCACAACTAGTGCAGACATTAATAATTACAATTACGGTTATAACAACCAAAACAGTGCCGGGGCTGTTACTGGTCCTGCTGGCAATACGGTCGCGGGTACTACCGCGAATAACGACTATTACAGTACGTTGCCTCCTGGTATACCGGGCAACCAAATCCTCCCAGGTCAGGAAGATTTATATATTTTAAAGTCACAAGTGGTTCCTCCGGTTTGTCCCGTTTGCCCTAATCTAGTCGCCGCAGCTAGCACCGTTTACGGTGCAGACGGCTCCTCATTTGATAGCAGCAAATGCCCGGCATGCCCTCCATGCGGTAGATGCCCAGAACAACCATTTGAGTGCAAGAAGGTACCCAATTATAGTGCAGTAAACAGTAGTTACTTACCAATGCCAGTGTTGAACGACTTTTCCACGTTTGGAATGTAAAAAAGAAAGAGTTGGGTTTCTTTTTATTATTTATCTTTCTCTCCTCTTTCTTCTTTCCAGGTTCTTGATAATATTTTCCAAAGGTAGAAAATATTATCTGCTTAAATATTAAGTAAACATGACACATAAAACCCGGAAACGCGTTTTTAAAAAATCGGATTATATAAGCGGAGATGGAATGGTTACCGCTACTTGGGGTCCTCCCATGTGGCACTATTTACACACAATGAGTTTTAATTACCCAGTAAAACCCTCTGCGGAAGATAAAAAACATTACCGAGATTTCATTATTAATTTACAATACGTATTGCCATGTAAATATTGTCGAATAAACTTGAAAACAAACCTAAGACAAATGCCCATCACTCAATCTGTTATGGTAAATAGAGAGAGTTTCTCCAGATATGTATACGAACTACACGAATTAGTCAACAAAATGTTGAAGAAAAAATCCAATCTAAGTTATTGTGATGTCCGAGAACGATATGAACACTTTAGATCCAGGTGTACCGAAGAAAATCCGATTTTATTTAAATTTCGAAAACTTAAAACGAGGAAACAAAAGGAAAAGGGGTGCACAGAACCCCTGTACGGTAAAAAGTCCAAATGTATTATAAATATTGTACCTCAAGAAGAAAAGGGTGATTCCATACAAATCGACAAAAAATGTATCAAGACCAGAAATTAAAATATCGTTAATTATATATAAATGAATTCTTTGACAAACCGGTTTCTTCAGTCGCTTAAACCAAAACCTAAAAAATCTCCTAAAGCCTACTTTGTGAATGAGTCCGGTGAATCCAAGTACCCATATCAAATGACGTTAGAAGATGACGATTTGTTGGAAAAAGCCAATAACTTACCAATGAGTTCAGAAATGCCCCCGGTGCCTCATTTTGACATTAAATCTGAAAGGGAGAAAGGAAATAAAGATATCGAAGCACGTAACAACCGAGATATGTCAGATGAAGACTACCGTGTGGCTGGTCGCAAATTACGTCGCACAAGAAAACGCGTTATCGGTAGAAGGAAAACAAAACGTTTAGCACCAAAACGACGAAAGGCTGCGAAAAGGAAAACCGCACGCAAATAAAAAATATATTTTGTATCAGGCCATAAAAATAACTAAAGAAAGAAATTAAAGACGACCTTGTATATTATTATAAGTTAAAATCGATAAAGAATATGTTCAATCGTGTCAAATTTGTTCTCTCTAAGCGTATATCTCAAAATAAGGGTTATTTCATTGACGGTAATAAAAAACGAAATAATATAAATAACGTGCGCAGAGAATTCAGCACAAATTTACAACCATCCCCCAATGGAGGAGATAATTTTCTTGTAGTCGTGCTCATGTGTGGCATTGTATTTGTGGCCAATAGTAGTGGGCCTCCGCCATCTGAGGCGCCATGTTATTTTGATTGGACCTCCGTATTCTGAATTTAAACCCCGGTGGACCCGAACCCGCCCGCACCACGTTCCGTTCTCTCGCCCAATTCTTCCAAATCATCTACTATTTCCACCAATATTGGTTCTAATCCAGGAGCACATATTTGAGTAACTCTGTCATGACGTCTCGCCAATAAGTTTATATTTTGATTATTATTTATAATGTCAAACATGCCAATTAAAGGACCTCTATAACCCGAATCAATAATACCTCTGGAGTTTGCCAGTCTTAAACAGGTTTTTGAGATACTGGAACGAGGATCCATATAATACCCAGTATTGTAATTCTTACCACTGTCTGTTACCATTGTTGCCGCACAAATCACCGTAAAATCCAGTTTCAATTGCGACCTATTAGGAGCATAAGTTGGTGTAAATAAGTCCCTTGGTACAAATAAGTCAAATCCAGCGTCCAAATACTTATTATCCGGATTAAGAATCTTATTATTATGGTTTGCCGCAGAAGCGACGTATTGATTTTTCAATTCCATGTCCTCCTCGGTTCGAACCGGCACATATATCTTCAAGTTCATAAACTTTCCGTATACATTTAACAAATTATTAGACATCTTTTCTATAAAAAAATAGAGAGAAATGTATTTAAGTATTTTAAAATATCCTTAAATATATTAATACACCAGATAAAAAATGTCCTTTACCTCTGAAGATGTAACCAAAAAAGTGTGCGTGTCTTCCTTTGCGGCGATTATATTAATATTGATTTTTATTTTTGTAAAACCAACCGGAACCTTATATGTATGGATTTTTAAAATACTTATTGTTATTATTATTGGTTCGGCGATATATTTAAATCAATGCCAAACAAATAACCTACACAAGTCAGAAAATAAATCTCAATCTGCAGAGTATAACTCTCAATTAACTACTAATATCCTCTGCAGTTATATGTTTAGTTTCTCGCTGATTCTTTTGATGTTTTTTATCATCTCCTTTAAGCACATTTCGTATTAATTGTTCAGAGTAAGTAAGGGTTGAAGAACTACTGTGGGTTAGTAGACCCATGACTTTTGCATAATAAGATTTATCGTCCGTGAAATCGTACCGACATACGGTTATTAGATTTCCTTTGGTATCTCTAAATATCATCGTTTCTCTCCTTTTTTAAATCAATAAATATATTTATAAGGATGGTTACTTTAAATCTTATTCGTTTAGACACAATGAGAATTTCTTCTTATATTATATAAATTAATCCACAATTAAATGAGCAGCATAGTTAATAATTTCCAACAAAAGTTAAGTGAATTAACGTTAACCCCTTTTTTGTATTTGGTTGCAGCCATTTTATTTATCGTTTTGGCACTCTGTTTTTATTATTATTATGTAAAACCAAATTATTTAGAGCCAACTTACACCGCAAACAAAGAGCATCTAAATGAGACCTCTAAGCAGCCGGCGGAACTACTGTTTTTCTACGCATCTTGGTGTCCACACTCCAAGGTGGCTAAACCCATATTTGATGACTTGAAGGCAAGCCTAGAAAATACAACCATTAACGGTTATCAAGTGATATATACTTTAGTGGATTGTTCAACTGAAACAGATGAAGTCGAAAAAATGACGAGCAAGTACAGCGTAGAAGGGTATCCGACATTCAAATTACAAAAGGATGGTAAAATAATTGAGTATGACGCAAAACCATCCAGAGAGACGCTCGAACAATTCTTAAATACGGTTCTCTAATACCTCAAACCTACTGTAGAATTCTTTCGCGGTCTCAATTCCACTGTTGTATAGTTCTTCCCTCGTCGTTACTGAGCTAAGTGTAGTTTTAAATAAGCCTACACTTAGGTAACTCACTTTATACACAATTTCGTAAGGAATCTCGGGCTGATTTCTCTCTGTGCTCAAAGCTCGAATTAGTTTAAATACAAAACTCATTGTAAAGTCCAACAAGGTGGAACACTCTTCAATGGATTTATCACGTTCTTCGTTGTACTGATTTCGAAACCCAAGAGTTTCATGAATATTCTTCTCTGGGGTGGACTGGATAAATTTGTTGAGAGGATAATTGGACGCAACTCCGCCATCAATATAGCATTTACCGTCGAGACAAATCGGGGTCATTAGTATAGGCAACGCACAACTCATATGAATCGCCGTCATCAAACCAAGGGACGGATGAGTTAAATAAGAAATGTCATATGTCTCGAAAGAATTCACGTCAAACGAGAAAAAATGCAATTCTACTTTGGAATATTCGTAAAAGTCTTTTAGATTGATATCCAGGGCGACATCCTTGCCGCTTAGCAAAGGTTTAAAACACTTAAGAACCGTTTTCTCGTCAAATATCCCCTTTTTCGTATAAGCTTCAAATATATTATTAATTTTTATGGGAAATACCTCATGCCAAGGCCTTTTAATAATGTATTCGCGAATCGTCTCCCAATCATAACGAAGGGCCATTAAAATACCAACAATGGCTCCGGCCGACGTTCCATAAATAGTTTCAATATTGTCGCGATCCAAGAAATGTTGTTCTTCCAAATATTGTAAGACCCCAAGCGTTTGTAGCAAACACGGTCCGCCGCCTGAAATGACTAGGTGTTTAATTACAACCATTTGGATTCTATTATATTG